TTACTGTAGAACCTGCGGCCGCCCAACCTGACGACTTGTAAACTTTTAATTCATTTTGTGCAGTATCAAAATATAAATCTCCGACATTTAAACTTGATGTTGGTGCTGAACTTGCAACTCTATAAACATCAGCAAAGTTTTGTACTGATGATAAATTTGTACTAACATTTGTAACTGCTGCATGAGCGTTAGCTAAATTAGTTAAATTTGTAATTCCTGCTAAAGTGTTTACATTAGCAATATTGTTTCCAACATTATTAACATTAGCAATGTTAGTTGCTACTGTATCAATTTCACTTGTAGCTTCATTTAAATCATCTGCAACAGTAACTACTTCTGAAACAGCTTCAGCTAAATCATCTGCTACTGCAATTACTTTGGTAATATTTGTTGCTACTGTATTTACTGAACCAATATTTGTTGCTACTGTTCCAATATCAGTTGCGTCTCCTGCTACTGCTGTAACATTAGCTGAAATTCCTGCTACTGTTGTTACATCACTTGCTATTCCTGCAACTGTAGTTATGTTTGGTATGTTTGTTGAAATATAACTTTTGTTAACAACGTCACCATTATCTACTGGGTCAGCTATATTTTTAATTCTTTTACTTTGAGCGTCCCATTGAAAATCTGCATTGTCTAATTTAATTCTGTCGTTTGCGTCATCAATAGCTTCTTGAGACATAAAGAAACCTTGATTAGAGTCCGTGTCTAAATCATTTTCTGTTAGAACTGAACCTGCTGCGTAGTCAACTAATCTTGAAGTTTGACTTGTTGTTCTTCTAATCTCGATTGAACTTAAATTGGCAGGGGCAGAATTGAAAGTTATCTGAGTTCCTGCACCGTTGAAAGTGAAAGCAGTTGTAGCTACACCATTAATAGTAACAGCAATATCAGCTTGGTCTCTATAAGAGAAACTTACTGCGTATTGAGTAGTATTTCCGTTACCTGTATATCTCACAAATGAGTTAGCCATTTTACTCCTTTTCTTATATTCCTTCTAATATGGGTACTATTTAGGGCTTCTCAGGTAGAGTTTCCTCACCTATTCGTCTAATAACGTTCTGAATACCTAAAGCGTTCTGTAATATTAGTAATTGTGATAAATTGTTAAATGTTTTTTGGTTAAAATCGTAGTCGCTATCAAAGATTGACCTAAATGTTTCACTTCCCCCTCTATAAGCTTTGTTTAAAAAGGACATTGTAGGGTTTCCTGAAACTATTCCTGAATCCAAACCTGTTGAACGATAATGAAAGAAAGGGCTTCCAGTTGCAAAGTTATATCCTGAATCCCAAAAAGCTGGAAGGATAGACGCAAAAGCTGACCGTTGAAACCCTGCTTTAGCAAAGTGTTTTAAATTCTCTTCCCAACCTTTACCCATTTTCTTTTCCCAAAGTTCTTTTCTTTTTCTTGGACTTAATAAAGCCATTTGTGCTTGTACTTGTGCTGTAAAAGCCATTCCTGCAAATAACATTGAAGTCATCATTCCTGCAAAAGCTTGAAAGTCACGCATTTTTGCACCGTGTAATAAATGTTTTCCATAGGCTGTCATCATAAATCCTCTAAACTGAAATAGTATTTTTCCAGTTGTAGTATCAGTTAAACCACCGAGAAACATTTGTTCACCAATATCGTTTTCTTGAACAGTTCTTCTACCATATCTATTAATGGCATGAGCAAAGGTACTTGCCGCTTCTGTGTCTGTCCATTTATCAATATTAATTCTTTTAATTTTTCTATTTGTTAATACACCATTATATGTATCAGCATTGTCTTTAATCATTTTTAAAATTCTTTTGTGCATAGTATCAGAAATACCTAAATCTCTTAAACGTTTTCCTGATAATACTTTTGCACCACCTAAAGCTTCATCAAGATATTTTTGAACAATACCTTTTAAAAGTATTCTTTTCATTATCATGTTAACACCGTGCATACCTGATATATCTGCTGTTAATCTACTTACATGGTCTAGACCTACTTCAGCTTTTCTTGCTTTCTTATAATATTTACCAACTTCATTTCCTAACTCTTCAGTTTGGTTTGCTACTTGGTTAATTAATCTTTCACTTCCAAAACCACCAAAGATTTCTTCAGCTTCTTTCATAAAGTCATCATTAAGTTTACCATCAGCACTTCGTTTAAGAAGTTTTCTCATTTCCGGTAAATGTTTAATAGTTCTAAATAATCCTAAATTTGCAACCAATACACCTATTTCAGCTAACTGAGCAAATCCAACTTGGTTCATAATTCTTCCAAAGTTATATTTTCTTAAAATTCTTCCTATTGTTGAATAGGCTCCAGTCACATCAGTTTCTAAAGGCTTACCAATAAGCCAATCATAACCACTTTGTAAAGCTTTCATTTCATTACTTCTAACCCAATGTTTCTCACCCATGCCTAAAGCTTCATATTCTTTTTCAATACCTCTTTTCATAGCTTCCCAATCTGCACGAGACCTAAAACCTCTTTGTGCTAAAGCAATTTGCCCTGTCATTTGGTTACTATAATTTAAGAATAATATTTCTGAATCATTTTCAAGAAAGTCACTAATTGAACCTGTATCATCTGAATAGTTTTCATTAAATTTAATTCTTTTTCTCATGTATTTAATTTTACCACCAGACGTAGTTCGAGAGCCAAAGACACCTGTTATAATTCCTTGAATAGTGTCTTCATCTATATTATCAACCATACTTCTTAACATTTCATCTAAATCTTCAATTTTAGCATTTAAAACATTTCCAAGATTTATATTTTGTCCTGCGTTACCTCTAATAACAACTCTGTATAAATGTTCAGCAAGTCGCATTCTTTTAACTATGTCATCACCGTTATCAATTGCATTAGCAAGTAGCCTAAATAATTTCTTTTCGCCATGCTTTGCTACAAAAGCAGTTAAATTATTTTTAGACCATATTCTAGTTATGTATGCAGGATTAGGGTCAACCTGGTCAGCCCCTCTAACTCCTGCTGCTCTTGCCATATCAAGTAATTCTTTATATCTAGCTGATTGTGATTTAGCCATTGCTTTAACTGCTTCACTTTCAATAGCGTCAAATTCTTTTGTCCCAATTTTTCTAATAGCTTTTGTTACATCTTTATTAAAATCCACACGTTTAGTTAAGCCATTAACATTTAAACCTTTTAAATTATTTTCTTTTAACCATACATCAAATTGTTGTGTCCAATCTCTATAATATAACATACGCAATCTATTCATTTCAAATTGCTTAACCTGGGACATAGTTCTTGAACGAACCCAATCTTTTCCTGTTCTTCCTAAAGATTCATATAAAATATTTGATACTTGTCTTGTTAATTTATTTTGAGAATGGTCAGTAACTCCTGCTCTATCCAATCTAAAAAATTTCCAAAACTTACTATCAATAAATTCTTTTCCAGTTTCGGCACTTTCTTTCATGTGTTTAATTAGGTGCTTGGTCATTAAATGAGCCATTGCGTCACCTTCATTTTTACCTGCGTATTCTACACCGTTTGCTTTTATTGATTCTTCTATATTACATTCTGCCATTTAAATTCCTTTACTTACATTTAATAACTTTACCATCTTGAGTAACAATGTATTCATCTTTACCGTCTAGCGTTTTAATTTCTTTATTACCGTCTGTACGGATTGTTGTTCTAGAAGGAAGTGTGTTCTTATAATCCTCAACTGTTAAATTGTGGTCATCTTGTTCTGTCTTTTGAACTTTATATTTTTTATTTCCTTTAGTAGTTAATTTTAATCCTGAGTCTTCAACCATTTCTTTTTCTTTGCCATTGACGAAATCATCAACTGCTCTATGTAAAGCTTGTTCATTAGGGTCAATCTTTTTAAGTCCTCTTAATGTGCCACCTAAAACAAATCCTGCACCTACAGCAATCGCAAAATCATCTATATCTAATGTAGGATTTTCTTGCATTAAAATTGTTTCAATAGCTGCGTTTGTTGCACCTGCTGCAAATCCTGCTCGAATAATTCTAGTTAATCTACTAGCTTTGTTCATTATAATTGCAGGTGCTAAAATTCCTTCACTTGCAATCGCTGCACCCCAAGCAACAGGGTCTAATACGGCTGCTAAAAGTCTTGCTGTAATTCCTGTAGCAATGCCTTTAGACATTAAAATTTGTTCTCGTTCTTGTATTTCAATTAATTTATTTTTTAATTGATAGAGTTCTGGTAAAGTTTTTCCATCTTTATTAAACAATAACATTTCATGGTATTCTTCATTAACACCTTTAATTAAATCTTCTTTTTGTTCTTTAGTTGGTAAAAAATCTGTTACCTGAAAATCGTGATTAGGAAGGTCTTCTCTGTTTGCCATTTTGTAAACATTGTTTGCTATCCATTCACTATCAATTGCTGCTTTACTAATATCTCCAATACTATATTTTTCAGCTAAAAGTTTTTGTGCTTTTAAATTTTGATTATCAATAATACTTTGGTCTTGGGCTGAAATAACATCATACGTGCCTTCGACCAATGGCGACACAAAAGAAGGATTTTTATGTCCGGCTAAAGGGTCATACTTTTCAATCTCTTTTCTATCGTTTTCAATTTTGTTTCTTAACTCGTCTGAACTATTAAATAAAAATTCATCTTTTTTAACTGAGAATTGGTCTACAGGTTTATCACCTGGAACTGTATCTTCAGTTTCTAATCCTGTTATATTAACACCATCTAAAGTTTCTCCAACTTGATTTGCCATTTCAGGAACAGCTTCAATAACATTATTTAATGCGTTTTGAGCTTCATCACTCAAGATTCCTGTTGATGTTCCGTCTTCAATACTTTTTTTTAGCGTCCCTGAACCCCATAGCAATTGAGCTTCATTAAGTCTTCGGCTTTCATATCTGTCACCAAAGTTTAATAAATTTTTATATGCACCTACCCAATCACCACCTGTAGTTTGTTTCCAAAAGTTAGGTGTTCTACTTTCTAAATCTCCATATTGAAAAGCTACTGAAGT